TCCCAGAATATTTTATCTGTGCCACCACCTGTAGCTCCGGCTGCTGATTCGACCCACTCCATACCATTGGATGTATAACCAAGTACTTTGTCTGTGCCAGAGGGTGCTGCATGTATATCTAGTTTAGCTTCTGTTACGCTGTCGTCTGCTAACTTACTACCAGCAATAGCTGCTGAAGCATTGATGTCAGCATTGACAATAGTACCATCTACAATCTTAGCAGATGTAACTGTATCGTCAGCTGGTGTATTTATACTTATTGCGAGTCCGATGGTGAGAATAAAGAAGTCAGCACCGCTAGCAGGGGCACTGGCAAATATAATATCGTTACCATCAATAGCAAATCCTTCGCTTGGACTGGTTCCACTATTAGGTTTCTGAATGACTCCATTGATGCTAACAAGATGTGCTTGAGCATTTGAACCGGGGTTTGATAATGTGAATCTTGTAGCAGAACCATTAAAGGTTGCACTACCACCGCCTGAGCCACTAGAGCTAGACAGTGTGTTGATTGCTATGGTTTGAGATCCAGCTGCTGCCCAGCTTAGATTACCATTAGAATCTGTTTTTAGAAACTGACCATTTACTATGTTAGATGGTAATGTCAGTGTATAGCTTTGTGCAGCACTATGAGGTGGTGACTTAATCTTGACACCATGACTGTTTGCTGAACAATTAAGTTGCAATGTACCATCTGCACCGCCTGCACCTTTGATTTCTACAACACCTGTACCGTTAGGTGTTACTTTAATATTACCGTTAGTTGTGCTTGTAGTAATCTCATTTGTCTGTACATCTAAGTTACCACCAAGCTGTGGTGTAGTATCATCTACTATATCTTGAGTTGGTGTTGTAACTGTAACAAACTCAAGTGCATTACCAGATGAGTTTACCTTTACTGTTTTACCGGCTGCACCTGTAAAATTGGCTGGTGTATCTGCTAAGTTTGCAAAGGTTGTAGCACCAGCACCGGCAGATATGCCTGCTAGTTTGCTTTTTTCTGCATCTGTAAATACGTTACTATCTGATGCATTATCAACAAGTGTTCTTATTTCTGACGCTGTCTGATCTGCTGTTGCACCAGCTTCTATAGCATTAAGTTTACTGTGGTCAGCGTCAGTAAATACATTACTGTCACTTGCACTTTCTACTAATGTTCTAATCTCTGATGCTGTTTGGTCAGCTGTTGCTGCTGTTTCGATGCCGTCAAGTTTTGTCTTGTCAGCAGCTGTCATGAGGCCGGGGCTAGTTGTTGTAACACTAGCTAAGTTATTCTGCTCTTCTTGTGCAGCAAATAATAACTGCTCATGGTTAGCATTTAGGTCAGCTGCTTTGACTGACGACCCTGCGACATATGTAGCCTTTGCAACGTCTACGTTAGTATCACGAAATATACGTATCTTTGCAGGGCTAGTTGGTATATTACCAGCTGTAAATACTACATTACCACCACCTGTAGTAGTGTAGCTTGTTATGTTGTAGTGTGTGCCTGATGATTTGAGGACACCATCGACTTCTACTTTTATGTCAGACTCTTGTATAGAAGGGAAAGAAAACGGTTTAGATGCGCTTCCATCCCCAGTTAAATCTGCGAATGTTGTTGCCATTTATTTAGGTATATTAAGGATGTCATTGGACTGTACCTTTTTGAGATACTTTTTACGTTTTGCTTCTTTCTGCTCTTCTATGACTTCTGCTACTTCTGGCATGTCCATTATTGATGCCCAAGCTTTACGTCTAGCGTCTTGAAATAAATCATCTATCTTACCATTATGCCAGTAGTTTCTAGCATCATACTGAGCACGTTTGCCATCACGTATATCTTTACGCATTAGTTTGAGTGACTCAATAGCCTTGGGATCTTGAGCTAGTTTATCAAGCTTACGTTCTAGGTTTTGATCTCCTATTGCTTTCTGAAACAAAGATCGTATGGTAGGACTATCCGTTAAGTTCGTACTGTCTGGTGCGTAGTATGTTGAAAGTCGTAAGTCATAACCACTGTCAAATAAAAACTGTCTACCGGGGCTTTGATCTAGTGTCAATGTAATAGGACTGAACATATTAAATGCTCTTGTAAGAAAGTCCCACTCTTTGATTGGCTTACCATTTAACATATCATACTTGATAGGAAGTGGTCTGTCTGTAAAAGCTTCTGTAGCTAAGTTTCTGTTACGTAAGGACTGGTCGATACCTGACCCGATCTCACGCATGTATGGTGTAAATAGTTTACCAAGCTCGTTACGTAAACCAGAAAGTGGTAGTGTATTGTTGGCAAGAGATGCTATAATCCTTTCGTATTGTCCGGGTCTACCAGCAAATAAATCTACAAATGACTGTATGCCAGCTAGATAAGACTTACCTGTAATAGATTGTGCAACTACCAAAGATATTTTTTGTAGTTCTCTTTCTGTCCACTCTTCACCCATAAGTAAACTTGCGTCACCTATGTCAGCGATTGTAGACATAATTAGATTGAATGGTTCAAAGGTATCATAACCTACACGCACAGCACCAAGTTTTATACTTCTTGGTTCATACTTAGCATCAAGCCATAGCTGTCTTTTTTGTCTATCAACTGGGCCATTACCTGTAAGATCACCACGCATCCATGACATAGCTGCCATAAATACAACAGCAGAACCTATTGCCAATCGGCCTGTTTGTAACGCCTTAGCGTTAGCAAGCTCTACAGCGTTAGTTATACCATATCTTTCTACATTTTTTAGATTGCTAGGTGTAGCAAATGCTATATCATTAAACTCTTTGACTAAGAAGTTAAAACCCGGTGTATACTTCGCCGTTAAAGAAAGTCCGTTTACACCAGTTCTAGCAAATAGAAAGAATGGTTTTGCCCATGGATTTGCACTAAATACATCGTTTAGACCTTTTGCAAAGCCTGTAATGTCTTGAGTAAGTGTTACCTCTTTACGTGCAAACTTTGTAGCTTCATCAACTATATTACCATTAGCATCAAATACCTGTGCATAAAAGTCATCTTGATATGCTCTCATAACTTCTGGAGTTATTTCTGGTAACTTAATACCATCAGCAGATTGTAAGTCAAGAACTTTACGCATAGCTTTTTCACGCATCTTAGCACGACCTAATATAAATGCAAACGCATCGTCAGTCGCAGCCATAAGTTTTGTAGAGTATGTAAGTAAATTACTGTTGTTTAAACTTCTAGCCATGTTAGCCATGTTAAAAGCTGCACGATCTCCAAAACTAGCTCTACCACTATCTTCTGCCCATCTACGTATAAGTTCCCAGTTTTCGTCACCACGACTAAATTCAGAAAAACGTGTCTTAATCGTTGCTATATCACCCTTCCAATATGAGTTTAGCCTTTCTCTAAACAATGTAAAGGACTCTGGTATAGCTTCTAGCATAGCGTTCATAGATGCTAAACCAGCACGTATTGTAGCACTATCCTGTTTGAATGGGTAGCGTAGTGTAGCTCCGAGTGTTGTAGATATTGGACGTAAGAATGTTGCATTAGCTGTACCAGCCATAGCTCTAAATGGTGTTTTAGGGCCACTTAGTATGCTGTGTGTAAGCACACCTTCAAGTTCTCGTATTAGTGCACCTGTACGGTCAGCTGATTTTGGATCTATTTGTCCACCTTTTATTATCTTTCTTGCAAAGTTATCAAAGTCATCAAGTGTGTTTACATCTCTCATCATAGAGAAAGCTTCAAACAATGAGTTGAGTAGATCATCGTTAGGATCATCCTTTGCAATCTTAAGCACTGACATAATAGACTCCTTGGAATCTGCAACGTCAGCTTTGACTGCCTCTTCTATGTTTTTAGCTCTTTGTTTACCAGCACCTAATGCTCTAAATGAGTCAGACTTTACAAATCTTGCTTTTTTTGTATGATACAATGCAGTTAACATAGTATCTACAATCTGTTTAGCTGGGCCATCTATCTCGTCTAACGATACAAGGTCTGCTATTTCTCTACCAGCAATACCTGTATCTCGTAGCTGTTTAAGTAATGAACCTACAACTAGGTCAGCTACAACTACATTCTTAGATGTCCATACGTCAATGCCGTCAACGACATCATTCTGTTCAAACAACTCTTTGAGGTATTCGTTTGGTGACATCTCAACTGCATTTCTGCCTTGAGTTATACGCTGATGTCCTTCTATAGCTTCCTTGAACTTTGCAGCTAGTGCTTGCCTAGAACCTTTTGCAGCTTGTAGTTCTTTTGCAAACTTCTCACTACTCATCAAGCCTTTCATGATACGCTCGACTTGTTTGACATCTGTGTCACCTTCTAGTGCTATACGCTCACGTTCAACAGGTGTAGTTACAGAACCCGTAGATCCTTCTTCTGACCCCCATTCGTTACGTGTACGTGATAGTTGTTGACGTGCTACTTCTGGTTCAACCTCTGATACATGTGCACCCTGTTCTGGTTGAGCTATAGGTGAGTTTTTATCTGCACGAAACTCTATCTCGCCTTTACGTATCTGTGCAACAGCAGCTTCTGTACTCTGTCTAGCAACACTGTCGTTTCTATCTTTTATCTGTTTTATTACTTTTTGTGAGCCCTTACCCATAGCATACGCTAGACCATCAAAGAATAGTCCTATCCCCATACCTTCGACAATGTTTTTTATCTTCATTACCACAGGTGAGTCTGTATCTCTAGTAGCTAGTGGTGTGTCAAACCATCCGTATCTTTCACGTAAAGCACCCATAGCGTTCATGCCATCAGATTCTTTAGATATAAGATCAGATGCAGCTCCAATACCGGCTGCTCTAATTAGACTAGGTGCACCAAGTAAAGCTCTTGCACCACCAGCTACACCAGCTCCTAGTCCGGTTGCTGCTAATGCTTTGGCAGATAGTACAGTACCAGCTGCTAATGTACCAAAGTGCACTAAGCCTCGTAGCTGTTTACCCCACCATGTTTTTGTTTCTATAGGATTGTCATAATTTACAAACGGATCCCAGTCTGGTTTATAATAGCCTTGTTCAGCTATTTCCCTCTGCATTGTGCCGTCTAACGCTTCTTTTGTACGTTCAGCAAATGTAGTAACAGAAGATGCAGTATCTTGTAAACCACCAGATAGTATTGACTGCCCCTCTTTTATAAGAGCTTTGACTCCCCACTTCTCTGCTTCACGTGGATCAGCTTGTGTAGCAAGAGCCTGTTCTTCTGTTTGTTGTTCTTCTTTAGCAACTTGTGCCTTAGCGTCTTCGTCTTGTTGTATTGTGTCGGCTAACTGATCTACTTGATCTGTAATATAATCAGCTGCCCGTTGATCGACTTCTAACTTAATAGTTGGATCACTCATAATTATACCTTAGTATTATTTGATATCTGCCATATTTAACAGTGCCTTGGCAGCTGCTGGTGACAGGTTGTTAAAATGTAAAAATGGTGTGTCTTTTAGCTCAGGTACAGCCTCAAGTAGTTTTGCATTATTTTCTTCAGATATTGTGGTTTGTTTTTTATAATCTACATTTATGCCACCCATAAAATGTTGACCTCTAATATTCTGCCTTGCTCTATCTATAATTGCCTGTGCATTGATAGCACTGGTATCTGGTACAGTACTGGTCATCCACTCCATATTACCCGGCTTAGACATAACCTGTAGAGTCTTAGTGCTGTTGGGTTTGTTGAGTAGTTTGTTTTGATCGCCAATATTATTTTTAAGTTCTTTACGTTCTGGTAACTCTATTTTCTTTGCAGCTGGGCTGCCATCTACTTTTTCAACTCTAGCCTCGAATATCTCTTCTGGTGTAAGATATGCACCATCAGTATTTTTGATAAAGTTAAAACGTAGATAGTAAGATGGATAATCTGATCGACCGCCAGTTCTTATGTATTCACGAGCTTTATCTAGGTGTGGCTTTTCGCCTGCCCACTCTTCAGAACTATAGATAAGTGCAGGGTCTTGAGAAATAGCTTTGAGTGTAGCTTGTAGATCTTTAGTAGCTTGAACACTGATAGGTAAGATAGTGTCTGTATCAAAGATACCTCGTCTAACCTTATCTATAGTCTCAATCTTTGCATTGTAAAAAGCAGTTTCTCGAGACTGTCCACCTACAACTAACTCCTTGAATCGAGCTGTATAGTATCTTTTGGCATTATCTCTTGCTACAAGATACTTGTCTGTCTTAGCTTGGTTTAGATCACGTAATTGTTTTGCTTCTTTAACAATCGCAACTATACGCTCATCTACCTCAGTAGCCTCATCAGCTGTAAACGCACCTA